TAAAGCCGCACAGGAAGCAGGCGAATGGTCAAAGACCGCTGAGAATTACATCCTTTCAAAAGTCATGGAGATCGTCACAGGGCAATCTCAAGACAGTGCATCCAGTGCCGCAATCGACCACGGTAATGAGTGGGAAGAAACGGCACTGCTTGAACTTCAGAAGGCAATCGGTTCGCCTGATGAGAAAACGCAACTGCGACCCGGATTCAAACTATTCAACGAATATTCAGGTGCATCGCCTGACGCTTTCATGCAGTTAGCAGATACGAAAATTGGCGTTGAGATTAAGTGTCCTTACAATCCGATAAACCACTACCATCATTGCAAGATTCAAAGTGAAGCGGATTTGAAAGTCATTAACTCCGACTACTATTGGCAGGTGCAAATGAACATGCTGACTTACGAAATTGGCGGCTGGATATTCGCATCATTCGACCCAAGACAACCCGAACACCGAAGGCTGCACTGGGCAATCTGTTACGCGGTTCCTGAAGATATGCAACTTGCTATTGATGTAATGGAAAAAGCAAAGCATTACCGCGACAAAATTCTAAATGAGTGGATGTTCAAAAGTAAATGATGTATAAAACTTGACATTTGTATATTTGTGTTGACCCGAAAAAATAGAATATTAAACTTTAAGCCAAGGGGAGGAGGCATCGGGTCTGCTGAATCCCTGCGGCTTTTTTAATTTAATCACATGCAAGTAAAAAAAGAATTTAAGGAATTGATTCCAGCGTTGACCGCTGAAGAATTTGCACAGCTCGAAGCGAATTGTATTGCTGAAGGCATCAGAGAAAATATCCTAACGTGGCAAGGATTCATTATTGATGGACACAACCGTTATGAGATAGCATTAAAGCACGGCTTGCCATTCGGAACGCAAGAGAAGTATTTCAAAGATGAAAATGATGTGCGTGAATGGATGATCTTAAACCAGTTCGGCAGGCGCAATTTATCTTCATATCAGCGAAGTGTTTTGGCTTTGCAACTTGAGAGTGTATTTAGCGCAAAGGCAAAGGAGAAAAAAAAAGAAGCTGGTGGAGCGGTTCGTCAGAAATCTGACAAACCGGAAATTGACACAAAAAAAGAACTTGCCAAAGTTGCCAACGTATCACACGACACCATTGCAAAGGTGAAGAAAATTGAAGCCATTGCAACACCTGAAGTAAAAGCCAAACTTTCAACCGGTGAGGTAAGTATCAATCAGGCATATCAGGAAATAAAAAAGGAAGAAAAGAAAGCGGAACGAAAAAATATTATTGAAGATCAGATTCAACAAATTGAGCAAGGAAAATTGCCTGAATTGCATGGTTTATTTGATGTTGTGAGTGTTGATCCACCATGGCCTTATGGACGCGAATATGATCCGGATGGATCACGTGTTGCTAATCCTTACCCTGAAATGAGTATTGAGGAAATCATGAATTTGAAAATACCATTTAAGCCAGATAGTATTTGTTTCTTATGGACAACTCACGCATTTTTACCTAACGCATTTCATATTTTGTCACATTGGGGCTTTGAATATAAAGCGACCATGGTTTGGAATAAAGAAAAAATTGGAATGGGTGCATGGTTAAGAATGCAGTGTGAATTTGTGTTACTCGGAATTAAAGGAAGGCCATATTGGGACAATACAACCTATCGAGATATTATTTGTGAACCTCGCAGGCAACATTCACGAAAACCAGATTCTTTTTTTGATATGGTTGATAAAGTAACTATTGGTAAAAAATTAGAATATTTTAGTAGAGAAAAACGTAATAACTGGGAAATTTATGGGAACGACACGGACAAATTTTAATAACTCATTGCGCAAAGGACAATTAGGTGAACAAATAATAATTGATTACTTTGAAGCAAAGGGATGGATAGTATATTGCCCTTTCACTAAAAATAAAGCGCATGCCTTTGATATTCTTGCAACTAAAAATAAAGAGAGAATAATTGCCTTGGATGTAAAAACCAAAGCAAGATTGAATAAATGGCCCGCTCAAGGAATTGATATAAGATCATATAAGCAATACATGAGCTTCAAGAATAAAATGAGCATACCATTTTATTTAATTTTTGTTGATGACAAGAACGGAGATGTGCATTGTATGGAATTAAAAAAAGGAATTAGAGAGTTTAATCCAACTGATTACATTGTTGCATGGTATCTTGAGGACATGCAATTTTTATTTAATATTGGGCCGGAAAAAATTCAGCAGTTAAGCGAATTTGATCAACGAAATTACCTATACTTACCAGATTAAATATTTATGAAAGACCCGGCATTCCTTTTTTATAGTTCCGATTTCCTTACTGGAACTATGTTCATGAGCAACGAACAAATCGGAAAGTACATCCGACTTTTATGCGCCCAGCATCAAATGGGTGCGCTCACCGAACAACATATGTTGAACATATGTCAAACATATGACAAAGACATTTGGGCGAAATTCACAAAGCAAGACGATGGCACGTTCATTAACAAACGTCTGCATGATGAAACCCAAAAGCGCAAGAACTTCTGCGAATCTCGTAGAAATAATAGGAATTCTAAACCTAAAGACAAACAAGTGAATAATCATATGTCACCACATATGTCAATACATATGTCATCACATATGGAAAATGAAAATGAAAATGAAAATGAAAATAGAAATGAAAGTAAAAAAGTAGTTAGGACTAAATTTGTAATTCCTGAACCGATGCAAATACTCGAATACATGACCGAGCTGAATGAGAAATCTAACAAGCGTTGGACTGAAGGCATGATTCGAATGGAAGCACAAAAGTTTTTTAATTACTACGAGAGTAACGGTTGGCGTGTTGGCAAAAATCCTATGAGGAACTGGAAAGCCAGCGCAAGCAACTGGATGAATAATGCAAACCCTATAAAACAAAATAACAATGAGCAACGAATTGCAGACCACATCGCAAAGCACAGCGATAACCCTCACTACCTCAACCTCTTCCCAAACCTCAATAAAGCGACTACAACGCATTGAAGGTGACGAAGTGGTGAATAAATTACTTGCAAGTTCAATCGACCAGTTGCAGATTTATTTCAACCTTGAAAGACAAATGACCTTGCCACAGATTGAAATGACAATCGACATCATCAAAGAAAATTTTTATTACTTTAGTGCTGAAGATTTCTCTCAATGCTTCAGGGCAGCGATGTCTGGAAAGTACGGAAAGATTTACAATAGGCTCGATGGCGCGGTGATTATGGACTGGCTTCGAACCTACGACATAGAACGAACCGAAAAAATTGTACACGAACAAATGCAGAAGAATAGCGAACAAAACAAAGACATCATGAGCCTTGACAACTTCAATACGGCTATCAAAAAAATCATGGATGAACTTTCTACAAAGGCAAAGCGCAATGATCCTGAGCCGTACGTGAGCAAGCGCACACCTTTTGAGAATCAGGTAATAAAAGAATACGACAAGCTGCGTGGAATGAAACAATTCGCAACGTACAACGGCAAGCAAATGGATTTTGAAATGTACAGGGCGGTAAGATTCCAAGAAGAAATGTCAAACCAAGGAGAGATATGAAACAACCCAGCACAACCCTTCAGCAAGTAATCGCTGACATGAGAGTACGCGAAGAACGCGGACTCATGAAGTACGGCACAACCGTTGACCGAACCGATTTAACGCAAGCGCAATGGCTGCAACACGCATACGAGGAAGCTCTTGACCTTGCTATTTATTTGAAGAAAGTAATGAGTATGAAAGCTGAATCAGATAACGCATGACAACTCATTCAAAAAATTTATACGTGACTTCGGTACTTTTTGCTGCGGTTTTTATCGCAGTATCAGAAGTAGAGCTAAGTGGGAGAAGCCATGTCGCTGCATCGTCCAGCCGAATTGCGTATAACGTGATGCAGATAAGCGAAGGCACAAATAGCGTTGGCTTTAGCGAGGGATTTGGGCTTTTGCTTATGTGCTGTTATAACCAGTGCTTTTTTACAAACTAAATAAATTAAGATGAAAAAAATAATTATCAAAACAGACAAACATTGCGGTTTTTTAAGAACAGAAGCCGTTTCGAAAGCTATCGAGTACGAAGAAACTTTAATGAAAGACCGAAAAGAAGGTATTTATAACTGTGCTTTGTGGATTAAGAAAGGAACACAAACTGAATATAGATTTGTTGTTTACCATACTAAAACAGCAATTGTTGTTGATGTACGTGTCGCATAGCATTGGTTATAACTCATCAATAAGCGAAAGTCAACTGATAACTTGTATTTTACCACAAACTAAAATCTATGACAGCAAAAGAAAAATCAGAAAGTTTAGTTAAAACCTATTTAGAATTAGGCAAAGACTTTACAAGAGGCGTATCTATGAATGAACTTGCAAAAGAGTGCGCTTTGATAGCGGTGAATGAGGTATTAGAATACTCTCAAAAGCATGGGTTCATTGGTCTCACAGAGTATTATCAAGAAGTTAAACAAGAAATACAAAAGCTATGAAAGGAACATTAATGAAAAAAGAAACAGCAATGCAACAATTAAAGGATAAGATTCAATTCGTTATTGGTGAAATGAATGGCGAATTGAACTCATATCAAAGCGGTTACAAACAATGCCTTATCAACATTCAGAATGATATTGACCTTCAAATGTTAGCAATGGAGAAGGAGCAGATAGTTGATTCCTTTGATGCTGGATTGTTTGATGGAAGTATGGATGATGTAAACGATAGAATACATAAACAATACTACAACGAAACATACGGAAGTGACAAATGAAAACGGCAGTACAATTTCTGATTGATGAAATCAATAACGATGCACAAGTTCAAAGCAAAACCATGAAAGAATGGAGTGAAGTATTTGAACAAGCCAAAGAACTTTATCGCGACCAAATACTCGAAGCCTATCGAGAGGGTAGAACTGACCAACAAAGCACCATCGATAAGTGGTATGATAGAACATCAGCGGATTATTTTAATCAAACCTACAAATGAAAGCAACACTAACCTACAATCTTCCAGATGAGCAGTTCGAATTTGACGCTGCCGTGAAAGGAACGAAAGCGCAAGGCATCCTGCTCGAAATGGATCAGGAAATGAGGGCTATAATAAAATACCAAGATGGGCTGTTACCTGAAGTTTATGACATGGTTGAAAGATTGCGCGACTTATTAAGGGGCAAATGTTTGGAAGAGGGCATCCTATTGTAACAATTTTGTATCTAAATTTGTTACATGGAATCAAATGCAACTTACAACGTGCCTATCGTTTACAACCTGACCGATGTAAATGAGAGCGAATTACTTCAGGAGCTTATCGCATTACGCGATGAGTGTGAAGCAATCAAAAAAGAATTACAAGAAATAATCAATCAACTTAAAAATGAGTAAAGTAAAAACAACCAAAATCGGAGCGCGAGTCAGCGAGTCCGATAAAAAGAAAATCGCATCACTTGCAAAAAAAGCCAAACAATCCATTGCTGAATTCCTTCGGACTAAAGCACTTGCCACCGAGCAAGGAAGTGTCCGAACTTATCGCAAAGGCTGAAGAACTGTTGACACGTGAGCTACCGCAGGCAGTGTACAAACCAGCTCCACATGTGACAGTGTTGGACTTTCGGCACTGCTTGCGCTCTCACTTAATGCACGTTAAAAACAACTACCAATTTGAATCATGCAAACCTTATACAGAACGTCTCAAAAATTTAATTGAACATGGCATACGAATTACAAGACAATAGCGGAACACTATTTAAGAACAATAAAAAGCAGGACGGTGATAAACTACCTGATTACACTGGCAACGTCAAAATAAACGGCAAAGAATTACGTATCGCAGGATGGGTGAAGCAAGGTGCGAAAGGTTCTTTCCTGTCGCTAAAAATTAGTGAACAACAAGCAACTGACAACTTGAAAAATAAAGCTCCACAATCTAACGGAAATTCAGACGATCTTCCGTTCTAAAATTGTGACAGTAGAAGAACTCATTGTTATCCTCGAATCGTTTCACCCCGAAACACCCGTATATGTTGCAATCATGCAAAATCAACTATACATATATGACCCAGTTGTCGAAGTTGGAATGGCAACCGATGAAACAGGAACTTTTCCTGCGTGCTTCATCAACTCAGAACATTTTGAAATTAAAGCATCACTAAATTGACACCACTCGAACAACTCATTAGCCACTATACAAGTAAGGCGAATAAGAACCGCAAAGCTATTGCCGCAAGTATTTACCAAGATTTCGTAAACTATTGCACCGATTTACTCCCGGTTGAAAGAGATTACTTTGTCAATGGTTATATTGCAGGCGCGGAAGATATGAAAACCAAAATGCAAAATAATGATAACAGTACAAACCAAACCCCACAAGAGAGTTGAGTATCATGCAGGAACAATCACGATGTGCGTTGCTGGCAGTGACACAATCAACTGGGAGTTCGAACTCATTCGCTCAATTAACGGCGAACAAAAAAACTCGGTGCGATTAATAACCGAAGCAACAGAAGGTCAGCGCGACATAATTGTGGGTACAATACTCGCAAATCTGAACTGCGAACAAATTCGGTGGAGTTGAGAAAATGCAAAGTTTGCTCTGAGAAATTCAAGCCGCGATTCAGCTCGTTACAAGCTACGTGTCTCAATCCTGACTGCATCATTGAATACGCCAAACGTGTCAGCGAAAAACAGCAGAAAGCTGAAATGAAGGAACGCAAGCAACGACTCATTACACTGGCTGAATGGAAGCGCAAACTGCAAACCGTATTTAATAAATATATTCGACTACGTGACGAGCGTAAAGGGTGTATCAGTTGCGGCAAACCATTACGGGGCAAGTATGATGCAGGGCATTTTTATAGCGTTGGTTCAACTCCTAATTTGAGATTTGATGAAAGGAATGTTCACGGTCAATGCGTGCCGTGTAATCAGTACAAGCATGGCAATTTAATTGCATATCGTGAGGGTTTAATTCAACGGATAGGCTTGGAGTCATTTGAACAACTTGAAGTGGATAAAACAAAGGAATTGCGCTTGACAATACCGCAGGTGCAGGACTTAATTTCCCACTATAAAAATAAAGTTGAATATGTACAACGAGAAGCAAATCGCGGAGATAGCAAGGCTCCGAAAGCAAAGAAGGGCACTATTCCTAAATGATTCAATTTCTTTTGAGGATGAAGAAATTTTGTGTGATGTTAGCCTGCGACTATTCCAGCTCACAGGGCATCGCGGTTATTTGCTCGGAGTTTGTTAACGGATGCGCCCTTTAATGATGCGCAAATTCTGAACTTCAAAATCACCACTCGGCTCAACTTTTATGTGAGCGAAACCATGCGTGTATTTGTTGCCGACTGGGTGGTAGTCAGGTGAAAGTTCGGACAGGCACGCCACACTCCAACACGTCACAACCTTGCCGTTTATTGATGGCTCGGTGTGTTCGCTTGTTTGATGGTGATGTCCGCAGATAGCGTTGTCCTTTGCCTTCATGTAAAGTGATCGCGCCACGTTCACAGGACTGAAAACCGACTTGCCTAATTCGTGACCATGCAAGATTGTAAGTTGTCCAGCATGAATGATTTGTTTGTCAGGTATGAATGTGATTCGATGTTGCTCCAGCTTCAATAAGGTTTCAAGATTATACTCACCGAGTCCGAGAAGGTCAGGAGCTTGACGCATGATGTAATGCTCAAACCTTATATCATGATTTCCGCACTTGAAATAAATTTCCTGAGTTGGAAACAGCTTGCGTAATACGGTCAAAAACTCCCTGCACGTGTTCACCTCATTTGCTAAATCTCTTTTGCGTGGATCTTTCTCAAATCTGCTGATTGCATAGAAGTCGATTAAGTCACCGTTCAAAATAATCGTGTTGACTTTATGCTCTAATCCGTATTGAAGTGCCAGCGTGAGAGCTTCGATGTTATGATACGGCACGTGAATGTCTGAGAGCAAAAGAATATCGTTAGCACTTTTGGGCAATTTGAAGGCACTATAAACCGACTCTCGTGACGTTGGTAAACCGAGAGGATTCGGCTCGGGTTTAAGTGCGTTTAATAGCCCCGAAAATGCGTTGTGCTTTGGTGCTGGTTGTTGCTCTTTGATGCTCAACTTTGCCGCTTGCTTTTTGAAGCGTTTGAAATTGTTGTAAAAGCTATCAAATGAACACTCACCTTTAAGGTTCAAAGACTTGTAAACCCGTGCCACTTGACTGCGGTATGGCTCGGTGCTTTTGCCGAAAATAATCGGCTCAAAATATTCTCTGTATTTAGGTAAACTCATATTTCAAAATGTGGATAGTCCTTAAATTTCTTCCAGTCACCGCCCCACTTCACTGCAGGATTCATGGTTTTAATGATTTGCGCGAAATTGATGAAATGCTTTTTATCCCAAGTCAATCCACCACCGGCCAATCTAAAAGCAATGTCAATGGCTCGCGATGGTTTCGTGTTGTGCTTGCTTCCAGACTTTAGTTGCGTCACAATCTTGCCCGGCTTTGTTCGACCTTGCGCGTAGAGTTCCAACTGTTCTTCGGGTGAACGATAAACGCACGTAATAAATGGTTGCGGTGCATTCGGGTAAGTCATCATGTAAGCTAACGATGCCATTGAATAAGCATCAGCCAGCTCCTTTACTGCATCACTCAGCGACCGAGTCGGCATTCTGTAAGGATTTCTTCAACTTTCTTTTTTCAATGGCTCGAATGATTAAGCCAACGACAATGAGTAAAAGTTCGCGCACCAAATCTGCGCTTCCTGGGTTTGTTAAATCTTCCATATTTAATTTATTTCGTCAATGTCTTCGTGATCATTGAGCGTGTTATCTAAAAAGTGAACGAATAAGAAGGCTTTCGCCCCATCGTATATTTTATTTATTCTCGATTTCGTTGCTTCAAATGATTTCTTAACAAGTTTATGATCGTAGTAAATGATAAGTGCAAAAAATACACATACGATTACCGCAATCATTATCATGTCATTTCTCATTTGTGACATTTTTGCCCATAATCAGAACCAAAATAAACTTAAAAAAGGCAACTGACGCACCTAAGTACGCAAGCACTTTCGCACATTCAATCACAATAGGCGGCAAATGCACAGGCTCAACACCTTCCAAAGCAGTGCCAGCCATGAGTAAAGTGCATGACTTAACGAAAGTCATTGCAGGCTCAGCGAAATCAATGTCAAACGGGTTTAGATTTAGATTCATTTTTCTTCAATTTAAGTAGCATCTCACGCTCATACTTGCGTAATGCTTCAGTTTCTTTTTTTATTTGTGCTTTCAGTTCCTCTTTGGTCATGGGAGCTTACTCAATAAGTTACTAAACACTGGTCCACGTGTATTCATCGCAGTGTTGCCGCTTGAAAAAAGGTAATTTGAACTACTCTTTTTAACGCCTATCGGTGAGCGTTGCGGCCAGACGTTATTTGAGTATTCAGGAAATAGCGAACTATTCGCACACAAGTAATCCACTAACACGCCCGTGTAATATTCTGCATTTGATTTCGCGCGCTCAATAGCATCCTTCATGACCGAGTCAGAAATAGGCGATGCATCTTCGCTTGTACGTTGTACCAAAGTTCCGTTATCGAGCTTGTATGTAAGCGATGGAATGGCTTCGACCATAGTCCACCATAGGACAACTTTACGGCAATAATCATCTACCAAAGTTTGGTAGTTACCGCTCAATGTATTGTTCGCGATTGCGTTTTTTAAGTAGTCAAATAATGAATCACCCAAGTAAGGAGAAAGGTATTTGTCTTGACTTAAATATACCGCAGGGTATAAAAGATTTGGATCAACCGCTCCGTTAACCTGAGTGTATTTTTTTATGTAGTTTTCTGATATGAATAATACTTCTGCCATAGTGTTTATTTATTATATGCACTTCCGTTAGCACCCCAAACTGGATTACTCGCCAAGAATCCGCGATAGTCCATATCTTCGGGCAACTTTGCAACAAGTGAATTGTTTCTTACCTTGTAACCCATGCGCTCAGCTTTTGCCACCGCAATCCTGCGAGCGTCTTCACTTTCAGGGTTAATCTTTGCGCCTTTGCTATTAACCCAAACTGTTTTTTGCCAAAAGTGTTTGCAGTTTCCACCGCCTTTGTAGAACCATATATCGTAAGTCTCTGCACCCTTAGGACCCCAACCCGGATTGACTGCTCTACTTTCCATTGCGACAATATCTTCCTTTCGATATAGCTTATTCGCACGTAACATCTTGCGGCAAAATTCCCTCATGTTATCATGTCTGAAATCGCCGCCATATACGTAACGAGTGATGAAGTAGTTCCCGTCAATTAAAGCATCCTGTTCGCTCTTTGCGTTTGGTCGTGCCGTTCCCGTACTTGCTAATTCATGCGCTGCGATAACTTCGAGTTCTTTGTTTTCAGCATCGTCGGTATCGTAGTCAACCTCATACGCATCTATTAAAATCCAGTCTTTGTTTGGTTCCTCACCGAGTGCGATAAGTTCATCCGCAATAGTTGAATTTTCTTGCTCACTTAATTCGTGGCACTCACTTAATTCGTGACAACAACCCTTTTTTTTTTCAAGTGATTGAACCACAGGCGCAGGTGCAGCAGGTGGTTCGGTAGCAACCGAGAATGAAAGTGGTGTATTTGGAATAACAGTCAACTGAATATTTGGAATTTCAAACGAAAGTATTTCGGTGAAACCTTTAATGATTAACCGTTGCGCTGGCTCAATAACTTGGTTCGTGAATATCTCTAAACCAACAGCCATTTCGTCTTTGTTTGAACCAAAACCCGATTGCGTTCTAATACCAAAAATCAAAGGTGTAGTAATTCGGTGAGCGACCATGACTTTACTTGTCGATTCCTCACTCAAAAACTGATATTGTTTATCAGCATCTGAAAGTGGGAATGATGTGATGTCAGGCTTTGGAGTATCGCGTTCATTGAAAGTCATTAAAAACTTTCCTGCATTGCGTGCGCCCGTGAGTAACTTCTCCCAGTCACGTTTCATATCCCACTGCTGATCGGGTGGAATTTGCCCGTTAAAGAACGAAATAATGAATGAAGGGAATAAACCATTCATGATGTTATTCACGTGGTACATTCCTATCTGCCGCTCTAATTCAATATAATTTACCGCACTCCAATAGTCAGGGTTTGGGTATATCTGTCCGCTTGTATATGCAAATTTCCAAAGCACTTGCGATGGCTCTTGTACTGCCATGCTCGGATTGAACTTTGGAATGAATGTCGGTCTGTTTTTTTTCTTGCGTGTATTCGCCCAATCTTCGCTGTGATAAATTCCGATAACCTCTTCATCTTCCCCTTCAACCGCAATGCGACATTCCTCAAATGGTAAGTGCTTCAACTTTGCAATGGTCTTGCGGTCATTTGAATATATTACCTCAACGAAATAACCACCGTATTTTTTGAAGTCATGTGATGCTGCATAGTATTGACCATAAACATCGAGCGCATCAACACGCTCCTGCCCTGTATTCGATGTGATTCCCTTGCCTGCAATCATGTCACCGATTGAAATGCACAACGAACCATGCACAGGACTACTCTCTGAAAGCTCACGCAAGTATTGTGGGAACAAATTATTCACCCCAAAAGATACCCAGCCACCACGGTCAACACGCTCAACCGAACTTACGGGAGTGTATTCTTGCAACTTTACATTGACTATGTTATTATCCATTGTAAATTATATCGTCTTGAATTGTTATTGTAGGCACATCGAAATAAACGCCTGAATCATTCAAATACAAATAACCACGCTCACATATACCAACAACGCTTGCGTTATTTGGATTAGTGTTGCTGTTTGAATTTTGACCATAAACATCATACCGATAACGCCCGGGTAAAGTTAGTCCAACTGTCGTAACTGTGAGTTCTGTATAGCGTTGGTTTTCCACAACAATAGGCGGCACTTGTGCTATTGAATTACCCACGTTTGAATTTTCTTCATGATAAATCAAAAGCAAATAATCGGTGAATGCAGTCGAATAGTATTGCCGTGCTTCATCGAGTGAAAGCCGTAATGTTTGCCCTGCTGTATTTGTATTTAGATAAACCATTGTATATAAAAAAGGTGGGCAGCGAGCCCACCCGTTTAATATTTATATCAATTTATTATTGAACTTCAGTTGTTGCACTTACTGTGTAACCAGCGGCAGCAAGAGTAGGGTCCTCTAACGTGTATGGCTGCGTTGGTTCGTCACTTGTAAATGTCAACTGATAGCCTTGAAAATCACCGTAAAGCGTTCCAGTCTGGAAAGTTCCTGCGGTCATGAATAGACCATTAGTTGTACCGAAAGCAATGATTTCACCGTTGTTTAATTCAACAAACAAACCAACACGAGCCTTTGCAAGTGCTTCAATTTCTTCACGCTTATTTGGTGTGATATTACGCAAGCTAAATGAAACGCTATGAGTATAGAATACCGTTCCGTTTTCAACTGACACGGTAGGATTGAAAGTAGCTGAAGCAGAATTTTTTGAAGGTGTATAACTATATACGGTTCCTGCGCCAGCTGTTAATTGAACAGGAGTTCCACTTATTGTATAAGTCAACTGATCAAAAGAACCGATATATATTGTTTTCACACCTCCGATGCTATCGTTACATCCGAGCGTAAATCCTGTGGTTAATGCTGTACAAGCCATGTTTTTATTTTATTAAGGGCGGCTATTACACCGCCCATGATTATTTGTTAATGATTAGAAATTAGCTCCCCAAGTTGCAATCTCAGTAGGGAAACCAATTTGAGCACCAGCGAAGAAACGAGCGCGGAAACGTACATTGTCTGAAGCGTCAAGGTCAGTCATGTCAAGAACTTTAACTTCATTCCAATCTGAAAGTACGTTGGTACCAAACCAAAGGTTAGACTTCTGAGCAATCAGCATGTGGTTTGCAGGAAGACCTGGGCAAACGTGCATCTGATAACCCAAGTATTGCTTTGGCATTTCAGGACCACCGTAAGTGTACCATCCATTTCCAGCACCAGCGTTAGCAATCATGTAGGCTTCCCATGCGTTCTGTGACAAGTAGATGATAGGCTTCTCTTGTGAAGTCTTAACTCCCATCGGACAAGCACCAACAAGCAATCCAAGATTTGTAATGATGTTTGATGAATTTAATGTACCTGTACCAGCTGAAGGAGAAGCGTTAGCAGCAGCAATCAAAGTAACAAATCCATCGTATTCGCCCGGATTAGTTACGTCACCGTTCCAAATCAAAGTTTCATTGTTAGCAGCAGCACCGCCCAAAATTGTAGCGATTAAAGCATCTGTCAATGAAGTAGGAAGTTGACCGTTCTGAACTTCGGCAGCATCCCAGTCGTGCAACAAGTTGCCATTCTCAGCGCCTAAGTCACCTTTGCAGATTTGACGTTGAATCTGAAGTTTTTTGATTTCGAGAATTCTCTCGTCAAGTGTGATGTCACCAGTTGGTGTGAAGTCGCAAGTACCTTCTGCGAAAGTGATATCATCAACGAGTCGGCGAACGACTTGCTTGAAATCGACATTCTCTTTTACGGTGATGCCTGCGAGTGTCTCGTTTGACATGAATGCAGCGCGAATATATCCGCCTGCAACCTTACCTGAATAAGTTGTGGTAAGTGATGTGGTTGTAGCCATTTTTTATTAAAGTATTTTTTTTATTTATTTATTTTTTGAATCTGTGCGAAAACTTTCTCTTGGTATGTCATCGCATTCCAAGGCTTTGCAGGAGCAGCGTTTGCGCTCAATGCAGCCTTCTTTTCTTTTACTGAAGTGGTAGCTGGCGCGCTCTTTAATGCAGCAAGTTCGGTGGCACTTACAACGGCTTCGTTCTTTGCCTTTGCGAGTTCCTCGTTTACCGCGTTAATCTCACCGCTCTTTGTAGCAAGCTCGTTTGTCAACACGCTGATTTTTTCAGACAACGATTTGATAGTTGCCATGAAGTCCTCAGTGCTCATTTCGGTCTCAACTTCAACCTCTTTTACTTCGGCAATTTTGCCATCCTCACCAACAATGAGAACTTTGCCATCTTCAAGTGGGTATTCGCCAGCACCAACGGGGAAAGAATTTCCATCCGCATCTTTCATGTAGCAGTCACTACCAACACCGAAATCGTCAGCAGTTGTGTAAATCATATTGCCATCCGCAAGACGTGCTTCGGCTTCGAGCTTTACCTCGGTGTCGAATTTTACACCGTGCTCTTTTGGATCAATTCCGAATTTGTGGAATATGCCAAGGATTTGTTCTTTAAGATTCATTATAGTATTTTTTCCTATAACGGCAGAATCTCAATTTTACCCCCGACAAGTAGAAAAAAAATAGCGGAGCCGTTGCCCCGCCATTCTTATTAACCTAAATGCAATAACTAAAACAACAAACAATGAGTGACAAATTTATACCATTGAAAGCACCCGTTCAATCTCTTTTAATAACGAAGATTCAACACTCTGCACTTTCATTTCAACGGCTTCCTCAACGAACATTCCCTCGATGCTGAAACCTCTTATATTCCCTGACTTGACTTCATTCCATACGTTGTCATCGTCAACCTTTGCACCTATGAACCATGTACCATTGGGCAAGTCACTCAATCCGAGCGCAAGACTTTTGTCTGAATCGCCCTCTTTAAGCCATGATTCAACTATGGTCACGCCCGTTACTGGATATGCGTGTTGTAAATTAGTCGTATGATGCAAGTTCTTTTTGTAGTTT